TCCTTTTACAATTACACGCTCGATAAGGGGTGCAAAAATGGGTGTGTTCCGGTCAGTGAGATACAAACTTCTAAGCTTCTCGACCAATTTCATGTAAGGCGTTACACTTGGGGGCATTTTGACTGTGACGTGCAATTTCCCTAATTGCCTTGGGATATCGCAACAACTATTGGGGTCACCGAACCATACGTTAGGTCCGTATACGCGACTTAAGAACTGTACGCCGAATTCCCCGCGGGGTACAGCCTCTGCTGTGAGCTCCTGGCCGCATCTTGCTGCCCAACGAGTGTAAGTCGCCGGGTCAACATCTCCAGTCAAGCCGTCATCACCACCATACATTCCAAGGTCGTCCCATGCTTGTTGGGGCGTCAAATACGCACCATTATGGTACGTAGCTCTCTTGGTCGCATACGCGATAAATGCATTTATCATTGTGGCGAAAACGCTAGTCTCTGGTGAACCAGAGGCTCGCTTGGCTAACTGGTCATATGTCGTGCCAATTGGGGTTGCCGCATAGTCATTGTCTAGACGCGTGCATTTGCCTTTCATATTGTATTGAGATTTGTGCAATTCTATTACCATAGCAGTATAGAACGTATCGAATGCTCTAGTCAGAATCATTTCTTCTAACATTCTCATAATCATTATCACGTGGCCATCAAACCTACTTAAGTCAGATTTGATCAGACAACCTCGGGTCCTCATAGCAAGTCCTGCGACTGCTTCAGCGATTTCCCTCGGTGTGCGCCCGAAGGCGTACCATTTGTGTTTCTTGACGACATCGTACAGTGAGTAGAGCACACGAGAGTACTCTAATTTGTCGACGCCGTTGATTTGAGATATAGGCCTGGGATCTGTGACTTTCCCGTAGCATTCTTTCTTGATAAACATCTCTATCCTACGCATCAAGGGTCTAGCCATTTCCACGGCTTGAGATAGAATAGATTGTTGTGATGGGCGTGGTTGCCTTGCAAAAACCTCTTCATGGTCAACAGGGATCAATTGATGTGGGTCAGGGATTAAGAAATGAACAAACTCCTCCATAAATGTATGCAGTTGCGGGTCAAAGGGCAACTCGTTGTCTATCCCAGCAATTCGTCCTTTTATACATTGTTTTACATTATTTACAGAATCGTCTGGAGTTATAGCATTGTGCATAATGGGTGGCATAAATGGTACCACGAGGGGTTTCGAGTCAGGATTGTACTCTTTGGGGCAATACTGAAAACTCAATACTGCATGCGGAACTGGGTAGACTACTGGTGCTTTGTAGCCTACACACGACCTGTGGTATTCCAACAGGGCGTTTGCTGCATACCGTGCTTCTAATTGGTCTGGTATGGTGAGGTAGGACTGGATGGTTGGCGCGACGATGTCTGTTTTGCTCGTTCTGGCAGAAACAGCAATGGCATCATCAATGTGTATGGGAATGTTCACGGAGTTAAAATTATTTACAAGTCCGGTACTTATTTCATGTCCAGTGGCTTTCAAAACTCTCATCCGTAGATATTTATCCACGACGGGGGTGAGGCGTGCCAAAGGTTGGCTACTCAGGACTTTGTCTGCAATCCATCCGGGTATTCCGTACCATGAGGCTTGAGGCACGAGGAGGACAACACCGTGGTGTTTCCCCAACATTCGTTTCTCAATATGATAGGTTTTTGTTTTATATACAATTCCGAAGAAGGTTGCAGTACATTTTACAGTGTCTTGAGACCAATTCCATAACTTATGTACATACGTTCCACCACCAGTCACATTCATACTCATTTCATTGTTTTCATTGAAAGTGAAGCAGTAGTTATTGTCATGCTTTTCAGCAACAGCTGTGGGTAGCATAGTATACAATCCGACAGGATTCTCGCAATAGGCTAAGAATTCATTCATATCTATATAATAGTCAACATCAATCATGGTAACTAAATCATTCGGTTTCGGGTGTTCCAAAGAGACAGGAACATCAACATCTTTGCTCCAATAGTAATTTCTGAAGCCTCCCCGACGATGTTTTACATCCGCCTTACTCTGCTGGAACGAGTATATG